GTCTCAACGTGGATACCACACGCTTCCCCGCCGCTGTCCACGGTGAGGGCCGTACCAATTTCCAAACTCGCATCAATACACGAGAAGGTCGAACCCGTCTTGGCACTATGCGTACCAACTAACTCAATATAGCCCTGCACGCCAGTATAAATGCCAGTCTGAACATCAACACCATTTATCAATTTCAATTGCCCCATCGCACCACGAATCGACGCGCCGGCCTGATCGACAGTAAGCAACATTCGGCTACGAAGATTGTAAACACTTGAAGCAATACTAAGGCCATTGTCATCGCCGAAAATGGCAACAGCAGAAGTGTTACTAGATGAAATTGCAATTCCACTCCCCGCCTCAAGCGAAGAAAACTCACCAACGTCAAGCGATACATCAATCTCACCAGCATCAACAGCTTTGAAGGCACATGAAGTTACCGTGCCCTCATTCACATAGAGGGCAGTGCCGGCACCGCCATCAGTATGTTGAAATAAACATCCGGTCTGATACTTGTCCGTCCCATCAGTTGGAACCACTGAACCAGACGCAAACAACAGGCCCCGGTCCGAAATTACCGGCGGCTGCATACGCAACAAACTACAAACTCTTTGAATCATTATTCTGCCCTCACATTAAGAATTGAAAATTCCGAAATTCTACTCCACACGATCCCTTCCATATTACGAAGCCGGGTATGTAGTTCTTTGCCCGCTTCTGTAACTTACACCCTCACATGTTTCATATCCGAGCACTGCGTTGCCGGCCGACTTGCCGTAAATTGCAAGCCGAGCCTTTGGACCACGAACTTCAACATTGGCGCCGGGTTCCAATAAGCAAAGCCCTTGCTCACTAACGGCGGCCTCGCCAAACCCCAAATAAGTATCGTGGTCACTTTGCGCCTGAATCACAATGTAATCTCGATGTGCATCAGCAGCTACAATTGCTGCACTTGCGCCACCGCCAGTCAATGTCTTTGTGCCTGATGCCATATTATCGCCTTCCACCTTTTCTTTCAATTTCTTCCATTACCATAAATGGATTTATTCTATCTAGGCCAGTTGCTTTTGTTATGCCCGCCCGTCGTTGTGATGCCGCTCTGCTGCGTACCTGCGCCGGCGTAAGTGGAGTAACTGGCTTCTTTGTAGTTTGCATACCACGCCTACTGGCCTCATACTCACGATATGCCCGCTTCTTGGCCTGTTCTTCTTCCTGTCGCTTTCGATCAGCAGCCATCTTGGCACGCACCCTGGCAACAGTACCTACTTTCATTCTTGCCATTATAGATAAGCCCCCCTGTATGTAATTGGATAAGTGCCTCCCGTATCTCCATGTCGAATGCGCTCATAAATGGGCTCTACATGACCCATTTGCCCATAAATCTGTGCTCCCTTCTTTCGATCCCTACTTATGGCATCAATCAACATGACCTTGAACTTTTCGCTATGCAGGCCAGCCTCGCCGTGAATCCGTTGCTCTGCAATAGCCAGGCAGCTTTCGATATATAATTCAGCAAGGTACATCCCACCTAGCGGATAAGGATAGCTAGCCGAAAGTTTTCCACTATACGCTTCGTATGCATAGCACAATGAGCTTCCCGCAGCACTTGCACTCAATGCCGGCCAAAACAAAATCTCACTCCGTTGCCCAGTTGTTCGGTCTGACGATTTTGAACGCACCGCAGCATAGAATGGATAGTCTACCCGATCATTACGTGCGCGCATTTCCAATAAGGCGCCAACAGACACTACCTGAATTGCAGCACGATATGTATCAGCCCCATAATGTAAATTGCCAATCAGCCTGCTAAAATCATCCGGCAAAGCATAATTGGCCGTGCTTCGCCTGATATTAAAAGTCAGGCCGGTTGCGTCCCCTGGAGATTCCGTCAGCGTAATAGCACCAGCAGCAACAGATTGAATACTGTAAGTGCCTACCGAAGCCGCAGGCGCCGTCACGTAAACAATATCATCCGTCGTGATTCCTTGTGCCGTCCAATCTGTATAGGTAGCCGAATCAAATTCATTGCCACTTATCACACCGTCCGTCCCGGTTGCCCCCAGGGGTAATGTCGTGGATGGTCGAAGGAACGACCATTCATAACCTGCAATCTCAGCACTTAAAGCCGGTGGGTAATACACCTGCCGAACGCCAGATTGCACAATTATTTCCACTTCAGTCGTCGGGTCCGGGGTACGGGCTGCCCAATCTGCGAAGGCAGACCCTCCCCGGCCGTGGCCCAGGAAGTATCCTGTCTCCTGTTTAAGCTCTGTAAAAGCAATACTAAGGCCAGATTCAGCCATTTTCTTCTTTTAATGCAAGTTCTAATGACTTGGTTAATAGGTTATTACTAAAATTACGAGAAGCAAGTATATACCAACTTGATGTTGATAATTGAGACAATAATTTAGACTCACGGATCACTTGATCTATGCAATCATTAACACAGTCCCAAATCTCATGTTCTAAATCAGCAGTAACATTTAGTCCTGAATTACAAAGAAGCACAATTAGATCATCGTAAGCATTTCGATCATTAGCAGAACGAGTCATTTTCCTATTTATCCTTTATTTCTCAAGTAGGAAACAAGGTTAGTCAAGCCAGAGGAAGAGAGCACCCTGGCTTGACCCCCTGGACCACCTGCCCCGCTGTGGTCTTAATACTACGATTCAGTAACACCAACACTTGCCATGTTACGCCAAGCGCCACCACTCCACTTGAGTACAACCTGATCGCCCACGGCGCCCAGGGCACAAGACGCCAGAGCCCCGCCGGCAAGGGTAATACCGTCGTTGTTCTCAATATCAAGTGCAGCCTCGTTCGTGGTAATAGCAGTCGTAATAACCTCGACCTTCTTGCGAAGACCTTCAATCGTCCCGTCAAGGACTTCCTCAGTCGGGCTACTGCTACCAGAAGCAACTCCAATAATCAACGTGGTTCCGCCCACCATCGCAACCCAAGCTGTATTGGCTACAATTTGCACAACCTCAACGCCACCAGACGGCGGACCTTCTTGGAGAAGGGCCAGACATGTTGCAGTGCTGGCACCATCGGCAGTAACAGTCTGAAGCGGCTGCGCCGAACCGGCACCATCAAGCCCCTCGTATCGAAACTGACCAACATAATCAGTTGTGACATCAAACGTCAAAAGACCAACGCCAACCACAGTGCTGGTATCCTTCCCAAGGAGAATCTTACAAACACTACCAGGCTTGTTAATCTCGATAAGCTGGCCACCAGCCTTGGCCGAATAAGCATGTTCAGAGACACCAGCAAAATGCTGAGCATTTGTCGTGCTGCAAGTTTCGACGCGATTATACCGAGATGCCTCTGCATAAGTGGCGCCATCGCCAGTATAATCATAATTGTAACACACTGCCTGACCAACTTTCAGTGCAGCGTTACTTTCATACCAAACATATTCAACAATTCTGTTTTGCAGGTCAATAGGACCATTAACCGATCTGTCCATTTCTTGTCCTTTCAATTATTGGGAGAAATCCTAGCCCGCAACGGATGTTGCGAGCTAGGAGAAAATTCAAACTACGCCTTACAAAGTACACCTTGCTGACGAAGATTCGTGCAAGCCATATTCAAACTGCAATCCAAGTCAACACGGCGAACAAGGTGCTTGCCGGGAACCCGATACGGCTTCTCGAGGTTATTTTCCCAGCCGGCCAGAACGCCAATTGCAAGCCATTTCCAATCCAGCATATAAACCGGGTCTTTGGTGTCACTATTTAGATATGGTGCATAAGTAAACGGTGTAGACCTAAACACGGCCCGGCCATCCTTACTGGCTACGTTATTCCCAAGGTTCATGTTTTGCTTCTCAAGTTCTTCCTCGATAAGCCCAAGCGTATCACTGTTCACGTAAATTCCATTTTTCATATTACTCAAAGTTGGCTGCGAATGGCTAACCGGGGAACGAAAGTTCGTTTCACGCGCCATTCTACGCATTTTGCGAATCAAGTCTTCCTTACTGACAGCTACATAATTACCCGACCAGTTCGCATGTCGAGCATAATTCGACTGAGAAATCCCAGCCTTGCCAGCCGGAAAATTCGTCGGATTTGGACCATAAAAACCTTCAGTAGCCGAGCGAGTTACCCAATAACCTATACCAAAGATCGTCTTACCATCGTCCTCCGGCTCTGACCAAAGCCATTCCTCCATTTTCTCAAAATGGCTAACCATCATGGCGACATATTTTGTCTTAATGAAATCAACAATTTTCGCTCCGCCCCTTTGAAACGCCGGTTCCCGCAAATCATACACATAATGACTATTGACGTGACGGCAGTAAATTACTCCCCTTATCATCGTATCAGTCATTGCACTGCCGTCAGTCTCGTAAAGGCCAACTGCCCGCGTGCTATGATTATGATCGTACTGAATATCAAATCTCCAAGGATCACCACCGTCAAATTGGTGTTGACGAGTCTTCCACATTTCCCGGACTGCAACGTGATCCGAAAGATCAGTCTGCATGTCCAAAAACGCACCGCGCTTAATCAGTTTTTCCTGAGTAAGTAACGCAGCATCAGCAATTTCCGCATACTGTAGTCCCATTTACCTGCCCCTTTTCACTAAAACTACAATAGCTACCTACTGAAGAACTTTGCGTCCACTTCAGCAGCTATTTCTTCTTCTGGCGAAAGCTTTGGCTTCGCCTTTGCCCCGCCTGCCCTTTGAATGTGTTGAGAAGCCTGCTTCTTCAGGTTCTCCCGAAGCTCCTTTTCGTGAATCTGCCGATATTCATCCTGTAATACCTGCCCTGCCGCCACTTTGAACACTTCCTCCCACGGCGGCGATTGCTGCCCTTGGGCTTGATAACCTGCCAGCAGCACACTCACTTGTCTTGCAATTGCATCCCGTTTTGCAAATTGCGAACTTCCCCGATCCAGTGAGTTATACCCACCCGCACCGAGGGCTTCTTCAAAATCTTTTCCAAGTCCGGCAACTTGCCTATCAAACCATTGTTCTATTTCAGCAGCCGCTTGGGCTTGAGAAACTTCGGATACTTCTTCGTGCTGACTTTGGAGTGATTGAATTGTTTCATATTGTTGCTTGATAATATCCTTAAACTTATCTAACGTCTGAATTACTTCAGGCTCATAAACTTCAGGGTCAAGCTTTGGAAAATTAGCAAAAGGATCAACAGGCTTTTCTTCCTCTTCAGTTTCAATTACTGACTGAATAGCATTTTCCATTCTATTGACAGCGCTTATAAGTGATCCTTCACTTGGGAACATTCTCGCATCGGCCAATGGAATGCCGACTTCCACCGCCCGCGTCAAAGCTTCGTCACTAATCGTGACTGGTGTGGAAATTTCCTTTCCTGCATCCGCTGCACCATCGGCTTCGACTTCCTCTTCCTTGCCCGTTTCCTCTCCGGCAATATCTACTTCTTCGGCCTCATCGGCCGCGTCCCCTTGATCCATAACCCCTTCAGCGGGCTTTTGGTCTACAACTTTATCTTCAGATTTTTCCTCTACATCTTCCCTTGCCCTCTCTTCAACCACTTCATCAATTGCCTTGTCAATTTCACTCTCTAACTGGTTAGTTGGCATGTCTCTCTCCTAAATGAAGGAATTTCTATCGTGCATTCCACGAATCTTCAGTGCTTTCTTACGATGTGCGGCTGAAGTGTAAATCGGGTCACCGCCCTTTGTTACCTCAGTTGGACAGCCACGCTCTCTTAAATGCTGTCGTAATTCATTTGCTTGGCCTGGGTGGACACCAGACGCATAACATACTTGCGGCCATGCAGGCTTCCTTGAGGATGTTGAGCCCTTTACGGTGCACAACATTCCTTGCGCTTCTGCCTGATAATCACGAATTGCAACTTTCCCATCAGGAAGCACTATACTTTTTGGTGCTTGCCCGACGGGAAATGTTCGATCAACAATCAAATTATCTTCTGTCTTATAGCAGTACACGCGCATCTGTTAATCCTATATAGTTAAAATCATAATTATACCTATCTTGACCACTTTTATAACAATCACAAGCGTAAGTTATACCCCTGTTTGCAGTTACGTCAAAAAGAAAAAATAATATATTTCCCCATCACATAATAATCACCCCGTTGAGCGACCAATCGCCGCCATTTCTGCCTCTTGCGGCCGTCCACCCAGTAAGGCTTGCTGGAGAATTTGACTTTTTCCACGCTCTGTTGCGCCCGGCCGATTTATACGCTCATACGTGCGAGTTGTATTTAGGGGCATCTTCCCTTGCTCCTCAAGTTGCTCTTGATTTTGTTCCATGAACAGCACAATATCATTCAACTCCTGGAAATCTGCATACTTAGCAGCTATTTGCAAAATTTTCTGCGCATCCAAAGACCCGCCCTGCTGCTGAATTGCCGGCATAAGAGGGAACACAAGACGTTCCAGCATCATAAAGAGCTTTTGTAGCTTCAGGCTCGGCGAATCGTCCTGGAGACTATACACATCAATATCAAGGTTGTATTGTTCAAACTTTCCAAGACGTGATTGTCGATTCCAGGGAATCGCAATACTTATATCAGTTCCGGGAATCGACTTTTCCAGTTGCCGATCTCTAACTACATCATGCCATTCATAATATGCCAATGTTTTGAACAGCTTTTTACTGAAGGCAATAACCTCAGCGGCCATGTCGCGCATCTGAGCACCGGTAGCTTCACTTAATAGCTTCTCCTGTCCAAGTGTTTCGGCCTGAGGAGATAAGCCGCCAAGCGAATCAAGGTTCAATGCAAAATACGAAGTCAAGTCCTTAACTTGCAGAAAAAATGCAAGCGTGTTAGGCTCAATACCACCGGCCTTTAACGTCTTTGGCTCCTGGCCCGGATAAACAATTCCATCACCGTCTTTTGCATTTTTGAAATTAGTCACTGCTTCATCATCGCTACTGGAGAAGCCAAGCACGGTTTTCTGCGCATCTGCTTCGTCACCCAGCTTACGAAATAAGCTATTGGCTAAATCATGTAAATCGCGCCACATGAGAACCGGCGGCAACGGCAAAATATTTCCAGGAACCCGATCAAATGCAAGCTGCAAATATGGCCCTTGCTCCGGGCTGTCCAATTTAAAAACCTTCAATCGTCGCTTTGTCTGAACACCATACGTCACCATAAGGCGCTCTTTAGGAAGCCAAATGTCTCGCAATTGAATCTTTTTACGAAATAATTCGACACTTCCATCTACACTAATGCCCTCCGCTCGCCTTTCTCCTCCATCGCCGGTAATTTTGTACTCGTCAGATTTCAAATCGGTTTTATTCTTTTTAGGAAACCAAGGCGAATCCATTACCTCTTCATAATCGAGCCAATAGGTATTGCCAATATATTGGATTAACTCCGGGCTTTTAGCCCCCATGTCAATTACAATATCGTCAAGTGTAACAATATCAACAAACGGCTCGCCAAAATCATGCCCAAGAATCTCGCCAACACGATGCAAGCCGACCTTCACCCAACCACATGAGAAAAGTGCTTCAATAACAAGCGCTTTCATGGTCGTTTGTAAATCAATCTCACCTGGAATCTCATTTACCGCAAGCTCCAATGCAGCAGCAGTGGGCTTTAGCCAGTCCTCTTTTGTGGTAATCAAAGCCCGCGGCGCTTTCGGGGCAAGCAGCCGAGAAAAAATGTTAACCGCAAGCTTAATAAACGACACAGGAATACGCTTATCAGTGCCGTGGTCGGAATAATGATAGCCTACAAATTGGCTGATGTTCTCAACGCGCTTTAGTCGCGGCTTTTCCAATTGCCTTTCCGACCACACAATACTTTCATGTAATTGCTTAAATTGCTTATCACTTAACGGATTTATCATTTTTACCCCCAACCATCTGAATGTAAAAGTTCACGACTTGATCTCACTTTTCCTTTCTCTCTCATTTCCCGCCTCCACGCCAATGATCCAATTGGCACCTTGGGCTTTTCAGCCTGCGACGGCTTTGCCTTGGCACCTGATAGTATCATCCAAGCCAGCGCATCTGCCATCACCCGGTCTCCATGATTTGATCGTGCCCCAGACGGGTCTTCCTTGTTTTTAGACCGAGCATGAGAAACCCCCCCGCCCGGATCGAAAATATATTCCAGACATTCCTCCAATGCTTCCTTAGAACGATTAACACATATACCTTTTTCAATGGCAGCACGGTAATTACCAATTACAACCAGCTTACCCTCTTTTGTTGGCGCCCATCCCGGAATATCACTTACCTTTTTGGAAATTGCCTCTTCACGCCGGTAGAAATAGACATTTCTATAACCTAATTCGATTACTCGTGAGCCAAATTGGCTGCCGGGACCATTGCTCTCCCAAATTATCACAGCATTCCCCAGCCATCGAGCAATCGCCACCACTTGCCGGGCAAATTCTTCAGGACGAATATATGGATTGACATATTGAAGAATCTTTTCATTTGTTATTTTGTCATATCCACAAATACATGAATTACTTGCGCCGGTCCCGGCAGATACGTCAACACCAATTACAATTTTATGATCTGACGAAAAATTACCGTCCTTAGTTGGCAAGCACCATAATTCCAATCGACCATGCTCATCTTCGCGGAATCGAATTGGCTCTGCCGTTACGTTATCATATTCAAGATCGCCAATAACCACCGGCGGCCGGGTAAATTGTCTAATAGCGTCCTGAATGGCAGGCGCAGAAAAGTATTGATATTGTGACCCGCCGTAATCAATGTCCCATTCCTGCGCCATTTGTCGTGGCGAAGATCGCGCCTCTTGTTCATCATAAGGCACCGACCGAAGCTTACCATCCAATATTGGATGGTAGTCAGCAGGGTAATTTTCATGGTCGAGAATCTTTAAGCTGCCACCTTCGTCGGTCGTGTAAAGCCCCTTGCTTTTTTCGGGATGATCCGACCAATGAAACCGAAGCTTCCTAATCGATGTTAGACTAATATCAAAATAGGCATTGCCGGTTCCTAGGGGAGTTGAATTAAAAATTCTGCTTCTAGTTGTAGCAAGGGTTGCTGGGAGAATCTTATGGCCGAAATCCACTGCCGCAAATTCATCAAGTAAAATTGCCGTTCGACGGTCGCCACGAGCAAAACCCTTTGTTGTGCTTTCTCCGTCAATTACGCTATTTGTGACAGGGTTAATAATATGCTTCTTCCGTCGATGATCTTGTTTATTAAATCCCCGGGGCATCAACCATGGAGGCAGATGGTCATGGCAATAATCAACCTTCCAAAATAACGCTTTAGGATTTTCGCTATCGTCAACATATTCATCAACCCGCGACCCCATGAGAAACGATTTTTGTGTCATTGCAAAATGCCATTGCCATTCAAACGCCAGAACGCACAGCCACGACGCGCCCATATCCCTAGTCTTCTCAATAAACAAATCGTGCCTGTTAATAGCGGATAGAATCTCTAATATGGCCTTACGTTGAAATGGATAGAGAATAAATGGAATCTTCGTAAAGGGTTCCGTGCGCGGATCGTAAGTATAGACAAAGCCGCAAATATAAAATAGCGGATCAATTGCACATGCATCCCAGATTACATTAGCATAAGATGGGTCTTCCATCACGCGCTGATGAATCCTTGCACGCCATTTCAAATTTTCCACCATGCTGGTTGGAACATGGTGAATGAAGGGTGTTTTCACTATTGATTCCCTTCGTTAATCACAGTAAGCATTTCTTCAATCTCTCGTATACTTCGCTTACTAGCCGATCTATCAAGCTTTGTCTTTTCAGATTCATCATCCCCTTTAACTTCAACCTGATTGTACTTACCAAGGAAGTCCTTCGGCGCTTCCTTGGCCTGGCAGTACAGGTAATAAGCTGCGTCGTTAGGAGCCACAGTTGGCTCTTGCTGCGTGCGTAAATATTTCCCGGCGGCCTCAATCGCCCAAGCTAGATTCTCTCGATGGCTTTGCTCTCGGCCCTCACATTCAACCTTGCCAGCCGGGGGCGGCTGTCCAACATCAGGATGAGATTCGGGATGAGGATCGAATTCGCTCACGTCATACTCACGAAAGAGCCTTTTCAGGCACGCAAAGTCCTTCGAGGCTTGCACGACGGCCTGATGTTGAGTCATGCCGCGAGCCTTAAATTCTTCGACCGCCTCTTTCCATCGCTCGTAAGTCTCTTTTTTCAGGCCGTCTTGCCGCCAAGTAATTGATTTTGCTCGCTTGGCAAACTCCTGAATTGACTTTGAGGGCATATACTTTTTGGCCTTATCAAATCTTGGTATCTCGTTCTTATCCCTGGCAATTACCTTGCGAATTGTAGTCTCAGAAACCCCAAAAGCCTTCCCTAAACTCGCAAGTGTTTCACCGTAATTTTCTCGTCGTGATAGAATTTCATTCTTCTGATGCTCGGTAAGCTTTGTTTGCGGGTGCATTATTCCTTCTTAATAAACTGTCGATCTTCTGTTAGCTTTTGTTGTGGGGGCATATTCTCGCTTGTATAGACAAAAGTTTATATCGTTGCTCGTGAATTATTCTGTTTCCTTCTCTTATTACTCTCGTTAATTCATTTTGCAACCGTTTACGTTCTTTGCGTAAATAATCAACTTCACGAGACAATGATAAAAGGGTGTCAATATCCCAATCACCTAATATATGAAAAGGGTCAGAAACTATCTGTCGAATATCTTCTGTAGTCATAATTATCTCTCTTCTTTTCGTTTCGTAAACGATTTCTTTTTCTTCTTCTTATTACTAGGCTGAATATCCGAGCCGTACTTCTCCGTCCATCGTCTAGCAATTTCAGGATGTTTAGCCCACATATATCGTCGTTGTTTTTCACTCTTAAACGGCATAGTTATCTATCTCTATAAATAACTTCTTTTTTTCCACTGAGATCAATTATGAATTTCCAATCTTCAAGTGCTCCACGTAGTTCTTTATTTTCTTTACATAAAGACTGTTTATCTTTAATGCATCTATCAACTTCCTTTTGAAGTTTTCCAATAATATCTGATAAATCTGATAACAATGACTGTAAGGTCCAATAATTCGGCATAGAATAATCTCCCTTATGCAATTACAGATGATGCCCCATCTTCCACGTTACCCAGCTTAAAAGGCCACAAAGCGCTTATTGGCCACTAAAAGATATTTTCCATGGAACTCCATGGAACGTGCGTGCGTGCGAGGCTTCACCATCCAATAGTGAAAGGGTCAGAACTTACCGCCGTAGAGGGGCAGGTAAAGAAAAGCTTCACGAGGGCAAATTCAGCCAAATAACCATCAGATTTACCCCTCTTTTGGAAATTACTACTAATAAGGGGTGTAGGTTACCTAGTAGGTGGTTCAATTGCGTCAATTGCGCGTCAAATTGGCGACTTTGAAGTAAATCAAAATCGTATATGCTTAGGCAGTAAGAGGTTACGTCACGAAAATTCCTGAAAATGATTTATTTCATTATTTCAAGGCGTCACCTAATCTAAAAGAAAAAGAGAAAGGAAAAGAAGGGGGGAGAAAAAGGGGTGGCTTGAAAGAATGAAGAAAGAGAGAAGAGAGTATAATATGATATATATATATATATTATATATATATATTATTATTACACTTACAGCGTTTTCACAGGTGGTCGGGGGGTGTTATACCCCACGTCAAAATTGGCCCTTTGAAGGAATGTTGAACAGGTGAAATAAGTGTCGGGCAATGTTGGGGGTGTAATTTGGTAATGTTAAGTACCTCTGTTGCGAAGGTATTTAGGGTGGGGGCTGAAAAATTAGTGTGGCGCCGAGGGCGACTTAACCGCACCCGGACCCGCGATTCGGGGCGGGGGGTGTGGTTAAATTCTAAGGGGGATGGGGCCCCTCGTTACGTTCTGATTTATTCAAAAACCCCTGTTTTCCCAGGGTTTTATGCGGTCTGAGCGACACGTTCGGGCCAGTGTGCCCCTACAACCATTACATTTACCAAGGTACACTTAGAGCACTAAGCTTAGTGAACGCGGTGATGGCCGTGATGGCGTGTTGAGCGCAATAGCTCACCACCACACACAGTCTCAATAGCGCCCCTAGCTTCGCCCTGGATCGACGTTCGACCAGTCCAGCCCCTCTCATGCCCTCTTCCCTCCAGCGCCCCCTCCAGCACAGTCCAGAGAGAACACACTATAATCATTACTTGGACAGTGAACCATTTACATCACTAGATCACTGAATATTTGCGTTGATGCCAATATGTCTTAATAACCTGCATAACCATCACTATCTACCCACACTATGAGATATTTTGTCGAAAATAATCGCGTTCCACTGGATTCTCAGCGGTTTTAAGTGTAAGCTATATTCGGACCGATTCACCACACACTACACATGGTAGGAAAGTTAACTATGAACGATTTTGACAAGTGGTGGAAAAAGCAAGGTTGTAAGGATAATGATTGGCTTACTTGTAACTTCGAGGCTGTAGCGGAACAAGCTTTCTGGGCAGGCCGACACAGCGTATCCCATATCTGCTTGTACTGTAGAAAGCCCCTAGTACCAATCGCCACTGTACTAGACGAACATGGTCACTGTCCTAATGATTGGAGAGATAACGGCGAGGAGTACGCTTGCCTTACTTGTAAGTATACTTGTTAACTAAGGGGGTCTATTATGCGACGCATTTGGCTACCAAACGGCGAACCGGGAATTGAGTATCATGGACAAGCCTACCGATTAAACGGCAAGACTCGACAATTCCAGCCAGTAGGCCCTATTGAACTATCAGACTGTCATTTTCCGCATGGACACTCTATTCCCCTCCGCCTCCGTCACGCCACGTTTCAGATCGACCAGATAGCGCAGGAGGGAATGTAAAATGTGTGAATTTTTGAGTTTCAAAATTAGTGATGCAGGTGATATTTACGTCGGCTCATTAAATTCACATAGCGGCATTGACGCTGCTTATGACTTACAGCCCGACCAGGCACGAGAAGCGGAATGGATCAAAGATGACAGTGGGAAATCACTTACGGTTCGGGTGCCTCCAGGTAGCGAGAAGAGCGAGAACTATTACCGTGCTCTCATCTTAGGTCGATGGCCTAATCGACAAGCTTTACTTGCATGGATTAAGACAGGCAAGAGAAAAGAATATGGTGTAATAGTTCAGTATTATTACCAAAATGGTAAGCGCCACTGTGAAAGTGGACCAGCGGTAATTTACTCTCATGGACGTAAAGAGTGGTGGCTAAATGATAGACTTCACCGCGAAGATGGACCAGCGGTAATTTACCCTGACGGAGGTAAAGAGTGGTGGAAGGATGATAAGCGTCACCGCGAAGATGGACCAGCGGTAGTTTATTCCAGTGGTACCCAGGAGTGGTGGAAGGATGGCAACTGTCTTTATGGATAGCACAAGAGAGCATGTAAAGGAGAATACCATAAGAGAAAAACTACGTAGACTGTTGCTGCGCTGGGATCGTATCGTGTATCGCCTAACGGGGCTCACGCAACCTGAACACTAAGAAGGGAGAGAAAATGCCAAGTGGCCTTTGGGAATTGTCTAACGAGAAAATGACAATCAAAGTGGAAACCGATGCGGCCCATAACGTGCGAACCGTTGCTCTAATTGCACGGCAGTTTATTGGACAACCACTAAAGAACCTGACGAGTTGGATGCATCGTACCGGTGGACCAGTTGACGTGGCGCCGGTAAAGAGAACCTGAACACTAAGAAGGGGGAATATCATGCTCGAAGATCAGGCAAAGACTCTGATTGTGGAAGTGGACAAGCAAAGCATTCGCGTTACCCTTGGACAGCCGCTCACGCTAGTCGAGATATGGGAGCGATTCTGTTTTCCGGGGCGCCGGTGTCCTATCTGCACATTGTCGGGGGAAGTGGCGTATGTGATTTTCTAACACGAAAGAAGAAGCAAGGAGAATGACACTATGAGAACTATCGGTAAGTTTGAATTGTCCGACCACGGAATAGAGCATTCCCAATACTTCCAGGGTTGCTGGGTTGCCTTTACCCCGTTTGCCAATGTCGTTACGGGCATCGGGGACAACCTGGCCGAAGCTATCGACGATTGCCTAGAGCAGATTACCCAATGCGGGTTTGAAACTGAGGGCATGGAAGCGCGGATCATGGAGCAAGAGGGATGGGAAGCGCTGCCTACAGAACCAAGTGTATTGGCGGAATTCCCGGTTGACGGAGAAGGAAAAGACTGGGACGGAGACTGCGAACTATATTACCACGTTTCCATCCGCTGGAATGAGGGGAGCTAGCACCATGGGCGTCTACATCTACGCTGCCGACATTTACTGTGAGGATTGCGGGGAGGTAATCCGGGAGAGAATTACCGAAGAGGGCCACGCGCCAGCGGACCCATGGGACGAGTGTTCCTATGATTCCGACGAATTCCCAAAAGGCCCGTACCCGGACGGAGGCGGTGAAGCCGACTGCCCACAGCATTGTGGGGCGGGGTCGGATTGTCTGAATGCTATCGAGCTATCGGACGGAACCAAGATCGGCGCTTGGCTGGAAAATGAGTTGACAACCTATGGGGTCGAATATGTCCAGGAGGCAATCCAA